CGTTCCTTTTCTAACCCACAAAACACCTCAATCGGACATGAACCGACAGGATCGATTTGATTAATCTTAAAACTGGAGAGATCCTTTTAGATCAGGATGAATCGACAATAGGAGGTGTGCAAACACCGCGTATTCACTCACAATTGAATGATTTGCCGTCTAAGGGTCATGAAATGATTGAGTTTGCTAAGGAAATCGGTATGCCGTTAATGCCGTGGCAAGAATTTGTTGCTATTCATGGCCATAAAGTTAAACCAGACGGCCGATACCACCATTCAGAATGTGGGCTCGTAATTGCAAGGCAGTCCGGAAAGTCCACCTTTATGATGCTTAGGGTTTTAACTGGCATGTTTGTGTGGGGCGAAAACCTACAGCTCTCATCAGCTCATAGATTAACTACATCTTTAGAAACCTTTAGACAGATGGTTTCCATAATTGAATCAAATGACAAATTAGCAAGTGAAGTAAAAAAAATTAGATGGCAGCATGGAGCTGAGGAAATGGAATTAAAGGGTGGTAGGCGCTTTGTTGTAAAAGCAGCCAATAATGCTTCGAGAGGCATTTCAGCGCCATCCAGCATTCATTTGGATGAGTTACGCGAATATAAAGATGAGGATGCTTGGTCATCAATGCGATATACAATGATGGCTTCCAAAAATCCTCAAGTATGGATTTATTCAAACGCTGGAGATCAACATTCAGTAATCCTAAACAAACTTAGGGAACGCGCTATCGCAGCCAGCGTGAACCTCTCCGACACGATCGGTTGGTTTGAGTGGAGTGCCGAGCCTGATGCACCGATTACCCTTCCGTCGGGTGAAATCAACTGGCCAGCATTTGCTCAAGCCAATCCTTCGTTGGGTATAACAATTCATCCAGATAACATTAAAGCTGTAATTAATGATCCTCCAGATATTGTTCGAACCGAAGTTTTATGTCAATGGGTAGATACAATTAATTCTGCTATTGATGCACAAAAATGGGAAATGTGTAAAACCGACTCAATACCATTAGACCCTGACAAAGAAACATGGTTTGGATTGGATCTTAGTCCGGATCGTAAATTTGCAGCTCTTACTGCTACCCAAAAACTTCCGGGCGAAAAATTCAATCTTGTTTTACTACACACATGGTCAAACGATTATTCAATTAACGATTTAGCGGTTGCAAACGATATTGCGCCCTATGTTAGAAAATATAATGTTCAGACTGTCGCTTATTCCAAGAGGACTGCACAAGCCGTCGCAAGTCGGTTAGTTCCTGCTGGAATTCCCATTACAGATATGGATGGGGCGATATATGCTGAAAGTTGTGATCGGTGGCTGGGCGCAATCAATTCCCATCGATTACAGCATGGTGGGCAGGATGAACTGACCCAACAAACACTTTCCGCTGCGAAACTGCCCTATGGGGATGGGTCATGGATCATCGGAAGGCGTGCTAGTCGAGTGGCAGTTTGTGCAGCTGTCGCTTCGGCTTTAGCAACTTATTTTGCGACACAACAAGAAACGGAAATTGATATACAAGTGGGATAAATAGGACATTATGGTATATTATGTTCTAATGGGATTATTTGATCGTTTTAACACAAAGCCAATAATTACAGCAACAACCGATGTGGCTGCATCTTATGCGCCTTACAATTTGCAAGCTGCTGTTGGCGGCATATTCTTTGGAACACAATCTGCAACTCGTGAGCAAGCAATGTCAGTTCCAGCTGTTGCAAGAGCAAGAAACATAATTTGTTCAACTGTTGGATCATTGCCAATTGAAACTTATAATCATTTTACAAAAGAGCATATTCGACCAACAAGAGTTTTAATGCAACCAGATGCACGAATTCCCGGATCTGCAACTTATGCTTGGATAGCTGAAGATTTATTATTTCATGGTTTTGCTTATGGTCAGGTTTTGGATAGTTATTCCGACAGCGATGGCGCAAGAGTTAGAGCATGGACAAGAATTTCGCCAGATAGAATTACATATCAATTAAACTACAATCAAACTGAAATTTTGTTTTACAAAATTGATGGTGAGGAATTGCCTTTACATGGAACGGGCAGTTTGGTCGTATTTAGCGGACTTGACGAAGGTGTGTTAAATAGAGCTGGTCGCACAATAAGAGCAGCACAAGAATTAGAAAAAGCAGCTGAGATGTATGCTAAAGAGCCAGTTCCAACAATGGTGCTTAAATCAAATGGCACAAACCTTACTCCAGAGCGAATTACAAGATTACTTGAAAGTTGGAAAGCAAGCAGAGCAACCAGATCAACTGCATTCTTAAATGCTGATGTTGAATTACAAGCACTTGGATTTGATCCGGCTAAATTACAATTAAATGAAGCCCGTCAATACCTCGCTCTGGAATGTTCTCGTGCGGTTGGTATTCCAGCAAGTTTTGTGTCTGCTGAAACTACCTCAATGACTTATTCAAACATGACAGCTGAAAGAAAAGCATTGATCGATTTTTCTTTACGACCAGTATTAACTGCAATTGAACAAAGACTTTCAATGGCTGACTTTGTGCCAAATGGTGTTGAGGTCAGATTCGACATTGACGATTTCTTGCGTGGATCTGCATTAGAGCGTGCGCAAGTCTATGAAATCCTAAACCGCATTGGCGCAATGAGCGTTGAGCAAATACAAGAGGAGGAGGACTTGATCCGATGAGTAAAAAATTACAGATCAATTTCCCAATAACACTAACTGCAGCCGATAGTCGGAAGCGAACAATTTCTGGCACGATTGTGTCATGGAATGAAAAAGGCATGACAAGTGCCGGCGCAACAGTATTTAAGGAAGGCAGTATTGACTTTTCAAAGCCTGTAAAATTATTACTAGAGCATGACCGCACTAGACCCATTGGCAAACTAATTGACATTACAGCTGACGATAAAGGCATCCAAGCAACATTTAAGATTGCAGGAACAATTGCCGGAGATGACAGCATCCTTGAAGCAGCCGAAGGCTTAAGAGATGGATTTAGCGTTGGCGTAGTTGTTGATGATTTTGATGCCAACAAAGGAGTAATGACTGTTAAAGCATCTAGGTTGATGGAAGTTAGCCTTGTCGCTGAACCCGCCATCAATAGCGCACGAGTTGAGGAAATAGCAGCTAGTGAAACACCAGAGAATTCCGAAGCAACCGCTGAGGAGCAAACAAAAACACAGGAGGACAAATTGTCTGACACACAAACAGCTCCTATCGCCACCGAAGCGGTAGAAGCAGCAAAGTCTGAGCCTGTGGCAATTCAAGCAACACAACCAGTTGCTTATACAAAGCCACGCTCACCAATTAACACACAGGCTCGATTCTTAGAGCACTCAATCAAAGCATCACTTGGAAATCGTGATTCTGCTGAATGGGTAGCACACGCAAAGGCTGAGGATGCAAAGATCCTTACAGCAGCTGATGACAGTTTTTCAACTAACCCAGCATTCAAGCCAATTCAATATGTTTCACAGGTAGTTGATACACAAATCGGTGCTCGAGGTGCAATTGATGCAATCGGCACACGCAGACTGCCAAACGCTGGCATGACTGTAAGTTTTCCAAAAATTACAACCTCAGGAAGCGTTGAGGAAAAGGGTGAGGGTGTTGCACCATCCGAAACCGGAATTGTTTCATCTTATGTTGATGCAACAGTCAAGGCCTACAAGGGTTTGCAACGCTACAGCGTTGAGATTCTTGATAGAGCGGATCCCAGCTTTTATCAGGCAATGCTTGAAAACATGCGCCGAGTTTATGCTCAAGCAACTGAAGCTGCAGTAATTGCAGAACTAACTGCTGGCGGAACACAAGGAACAGCAACATCAGCTGATCTTGATGGAATTGTTGCATTTGTAAAGACTGAAACACCTGCTGCATATCTTGCAACTGGTGAGTTAGCAACACGCTACATTGCTGGAACTTCACAATGGGGATTACTAATTGGAGCGCAAGATTCTTCAAAGCGACCAGTATTCTCAGCTGTTAATCCACAAAATGCTGCTGGCGCAGTTTCACCATTATCACTTCGTGGAAATGTAATGGGTCTTGACCTATATGTTTCAAACAAAGCAGTTTCAACTTCAATTGATGAGAGCGCATTTATTGTTGTTCCATCATCTGTTGCAATCATGGAAAGTCCAGTTCTACAACTTTCAACTAATGTTGTTTCAACTGGCGAAATCGAAACAATGCTTTACGGCTACTTGGCTGTTAAGACACTTGTTGCTGGTGGAGTTCGCCGCTTTAACCTTACCTAATAAGTAAGTAAATTCATGCCTGAGGTTGCTCCCGATCTCAGGCAGTTGCTCTAGGGAGAACCTAAGGAGATGACATGCCAACCATAATTACAGCTTCCGAGTTGAGATCTGTGCTTGGTGTGTCATCATCCTTATATTCTGATGCTTACCTAAACCAAATTATTGATACAGCAGAAACTGTTATTCTGCCAATGCTAGTCACATTCAAAAGCCCAATTCAGAGAGTTGTGCTGACTGATAATGTCGCCACTTTCACTACACTAGGAATTCATGAATTCACTGAAGGACAATCAGTTGTCATCACAGGATGCGGAACACCTTACAACGGAACAAGAGTTGTGCTGGCAGATAATCTTAGCCAATATACCTTTTCACAATCGATCACTAATGCCGATCTACTCGCGACTAATGTCATCCCATCCGGAGTTGCTACCCTTTCTGGCGGATCAACTTATGTTGGAAATGCAGCTGTTCAATCAGCCGTCTATACAGTTTCAGTCGAAGTATTCCAAGCAAGACTTGCAGGCGGAGGACAAATCGAAGGAGTAGATTTTACTTCAACACCATTTAGAATGGGTCGGTCATTATTTAACAAATGCGTTGGTTTGCTTGGTTCATATATTGATACCGAAAGCATGGCTCAATAGTGGCCAACCAAACAATTCTTGAGCAAGTTCGCACACCTTTAGCAACTGCTTTAGCAAGCGTTGCAGGAAATGTTTATGCTTATGTGCCTGAAAGCGTTATTCCACCAGCAGTAGTTGTCGTTCCAGATAGTCCATATTTAGAATTTGAAACAATCAACAAATCAAACATTCGTGCAAAGGTCAATATGACCATCACAGTTGCAGTTGCATATAACAGCAACCCAGCATCGCTCGACAATATCGAGCAATTGATCATAAGCGTTCTGGCAGTTATTCCTGGTGGATATATTGTCAGCTCGGTCGAAAGACCAACAGTCACCACAGTCGGAGCATCGACTTTGCTAATTGCAGATGTTCGAGTATCTACCTACTACACACGCACAGTCTAAGGAGAAATAATGGCAACCACAGTAATCACCGGTCGCGATATTTCGTTGTCTTTCACAGGTGGAACAGACATCGAAGCACAAGCAACCAATGCAGTATTAACAAAAGTAAATGAGCGTCAAGAATATGAAACACTTGATGGCACAGCCTATAAAACAGTAAGAACCACAGGAACATTTCAATTGGATATGTTGGCTGACTGGGGCAAAACAAGTTCTGTTTGCGAGGCTCTATGGGCAGCAGCAGAATCTGCTCCAGATACCGATATTTCAATCACACTTACAGCTGCAACTGGCGCACAATTTGTGTTCCCAGTAAAGCCTGAGTTTCCAACCGCTGGCGGTGGAGGAATTGATGCACAAACTGTTTCTTTCACTTTCACAGTCACAGGCGGAGCAGTCACAGAAACATTTAGTTAAAAAATAGAAACGGGAGCAAAAAATGAAATTACCAATTACAATTGAATATAACTCAGGCGAGCAAGCAACATATATTGCCCAACCGCCTGAGTGGGCTAAGTGGGAGAAATCAACTGGCAACACCATAAGCCAAGCAAAAGAAAAACTTGGAATGTGGGACTTGATGTTTTTAGCATACAACGCGCATAAGCGCGAAGCTGCTGGAAAACCAGTTAAACCATTTGAGGCTTGGATGGAAACAGTCAGCGATGTTATTGTCGGTGATGCAGACCCAAAAGCCACCCAGCAGGAAGCCTAAGCAGATTATTGGTTGAGTTGGCAATAGCCACACAAATTCCAATGAGTGAATGGGTTGATGCAGAGGATATTTTAACAGCGATCGAAGTATTGGAGGCGAGGTATGGCAAATGAAACTATTGCTTACAACAAATCCGATCTCCGCGATATTTACAAAGCGTTCAAACTTATGGATGAGCAGGCTACTGAGGAAGCAAGAGCGCAATCTGCTGCTTTGGCGTATTTTGCATCTCAGGAAATTAAAGCGTCAGCTGCAACGCGAACAAAAGCAGGCAAGGTTGCGCAGAGAGTTGCCGATGGGGTTGCCATTTCAAAATCCAGCAAAATTGGTGAGTTCAGTTATGGTTTCGCACGCCAGAAGTTTTCAGGTGGGGCTACGACACAAACCCTATGGGGCGGTGTGGAGTTTGGATCTAATAAGTTCAAGCAGTTCCCTACATATTCAGGACGGCAAGGCAGAGGTAGTCGAGGATGGTTTATCTATCCAACCCTTCGCAGAATTCAGCCTGAATTGATCAACAAATGGGAACAAAGTTTTGATCGCATTATTAAGGAATGGGTTTAATGGCTACTGGTAATCGCACACTCAAACTTTCCATCCTTGCCGATGTTGATGATCTTAAGAAAAAACTTGGCGAAGCTGATAAAGCGGTCGAGGATAATTCAAACAAAATTTCAGAGTTTGGAAAGAAGGCTGCTGCTGCATTTGCGGTCGCTGCTGCTGCTGCCGTTGCTTATGGCACTAAATTAGCCATTGATGGGGTCAAAGCAGCCATCGAGGATGAGCAAGCACAATTAAGGTTAGCCAATGCCTTAAAGACCGCTACGGGGGCTACTGAGGGTCAAATAAAGGCAACTGAGGATTTCATTCTTAAAACATCTTTAGCCACCGGTGTTGCCGATGAGCAATTGCGCCCAGCCATGCAAAGATTGGCAGTTTCAACAAAAGATACTGAGGAAGCCCAAAAGTTATTAAGCCTTGCTTTAGATATTTCAAAAGGATCTGGAAAAGATTTAGAGCAGGTTGCAGCGGCATTAAGTCGCGCACATGATGGGCAATCAACAGCTCTTGGTCGATTGGGAGTTGGCTTATCAGCAGCTGAACTTAAAACCATGTCATTCACAGAGATCCAAACAAAATTATCTGATCTTTATGGTGGCGCAGCTTCTGCAAATGCTGAAACCTTTCAAGGCAAGATTGATCGCTTAAAGGTTGGATTTGATGAGGCTAAAGAAAGTCTAGGCACAGCTCTACTTCCAGCGGTTGAAAGTTTCATTACATTCTTAAACGATACTGGCATTCCAACCCTTAACGCATTCATTGCAGGCTTAACTGGTAATGAGGGATTAAGTGCATCATTGACTGAAAGCCAAAGAGGTGCTGAAAACTTTGGAAAAGCAATTAGTGTAGTCGCAGGAATAATCTCAGGATTTATCACATTTATTAGAGAAGCAATAGGTTTATTGGTTGAGTTTGCCAATCAAGCAATTCGAGTTATCAACATTGTTAAACCCGGTGCAGATATTGGATATATTCCAAATCCATCATCGACTACTGGCATGCTTCGCAATACAGTTCCATCAGTTCCAAAATCTGGTAATGGATCAAACTTTAATTACGGATCAGGAAACCCAAGCGTCAATAACATCACAATCAATACTTTGGATAGTGAAAGCGCAGCTAGAGCCGTTGCTAAGGTTCTTAATGAAAGTGCAGCAAGATCCGTTCCATCATTGAGTGGCACAAGCGTCAAAGGTAATTAATGACTGTTTTTACGCCACAATGGAAATTAACAGTCGCTGGAACTGATTACACAAACATCGCGATAAGCGATATTACTCATCAGGCTGGTCGGACTGATATTTATTCTCAACCATCCCCATCTTATATGCAGATCACCCTGGTCGCTTTGTCAGGTCAAACTTTGCCATTTGCAATTAATGATAGTTTTTCATTACAAGTCAAAAACAGTTCAGGAACTTATGTTAATTTATTTGGTGGAGATATTACTGATATAACTGTTGAAGTTGGAGCATTTGGAAATATAGCCAAAGTTGCTAACTACACAATTCTAGCCATGGGATCTTTGGTCAAGTTAGCGAAAGAAATCTACAATGGCACAATTGCGCAAGATGAGGATGGCAACCAAATCTATGATCTACTGTCTAGCGTATTGCTTGGCACTTGGAATGATGTTCCAGCAGCTTCTACTTGGGCAACATATTCTGCAACTGAAACTTGGGCTAATGCGTTAAATCTAGGATTAGGCGAAATTGATACGCCCGGACTTTACACAATGGAAAACCGAGCAGCTTCACCAGATACGATTTACAATATCGCTTCCCTTATAGCCAATTCAGCCTTTGGATATTTATATGAGGACAATCAAGGCAATATCGGTTATGCAGATGCAGATCATCGTCAGACTTATCTGCAAGCCAATGGTTATGTTGATCTTGATGCCAATCATGCTTTAGGTCAAGGATTATCAACCATTACTCGATCAGGTGATATTCGAAACGATGTGTATATCAATTATGGCAATAACTTTGGATCTCAAAAGACAGCTACAAGCACAACTTCAATCGCAACTTATGGCTACAAATCTGAAAGCATAAACTCGGTGCTTCACGATGCAACCGATGCTCAAGCTGTGGCAGATCGCTATATTGCTCAAAGAGCCTTTCCACAACCAGTATTCCAAAGCATCACATTCCCGATAACAAACCCTGAAATTGATAACTCAGATCGGGATAACCTTCTCGGAGTGTTTATCGGCCAGCCATTAAACATCACGAACCTACCTGAGCAGATTTCAAGTGGGGAGTTTGAAGGTTATGTTGAAGGATGGCGTTGGAGCACTCGGTTTAATGAGCTGTTTTTAACGCTAAATCTTTCACCAGTTGCATTTAGTCAGGTGGCTATGCGCTGGAATACAACCCCAATAACCGAAACATGGCAAACAATAGATCCAACTTTGACATGGGAATACGCTACAATCGTAGCCTGAGATAAAGGACAATATGCCAACTACTACTAACTTTGGCTGGACAACACCAGCCGACACCGATCTAGTTAAAGATGGTGCTGCTGCGATTAGAACCCTTGCGGGAAATATTGATACTTCGTTAGTCGATCTCAAAGGTGGAACTACTGGACAATTTTTATCAAAAAACTCAAACACAGATTTAGATTTTGTTTTTGCAACACCAGCAAGCGGTGGTATGACTTTGATTAGCACAACAACTTTAACAGGTGCTTCGATAGTTTTGTCATCAATCCCAGCAACTTACAATTCGCTTTATGTTGTTGTAAAAAATTATTTGCCAGCAACTGATACTGATAATTTACAAATGCGAGTAAATGGCGATGCCAATACTCGTTATGCTGAGTTTACAACATTTGGATTAAATGCAGCAGTAACCTATTCTTTAGCACAAGTTCGCATTACTCCCGCAAACGACAATGCAGTATCTCAAAATTTATCAACTATTGAAATTTTTGACTATACAAATACTACAACTTGGAAAATGTGGCGAACAACTTCAATTTCAAATGATCCAACAACAACAACAAGTGTTAGATCAAATATGAATTATGCTGCATATAATCAAACCGGAGCAATCAATTCTTTAACATTTTTATCAAATAGTGGAAATTTAACATCAGGAACAGTCCTACTTTACGGAGTTAAATAATGAATAAATCTAAACCACAGGTAAAAATTGTTAATTGCGAAACTGGCGAGGAAATTGTTAGAGATGCAACCGCTGAGGAAATTGCCCAAATAGAAATTGATAAAGCAAATGCTCAGGCAGAAAAAGCCGAAGCCGAAGCAAAAGCAGCCCAACGCCAAGCAATCCTTGATCGTTTAGGTTTAACTGCTGATGAAGCAAAATTGATTCTTGGCTAATGAAGCCTTGGTTATCTAAAGCTGCTGAAACTTTTAGGGATCAGGTAAATGACTGCTTCCCTGATCGCAAGCGCACAGCTGATGGATGGATTGGTGATGCTCGCCATTCAGCCAGAATCAGTCAGCATAACCCGAATGAACAGGGTGAAGTATGTGCCATCGACATTGACGCTCGCCTATCTGACCAAGAAGGGCTTAGTTTCGATTTGGCAGATCAGGTTCGACTCGCAGCAAAAAAGGATAAGCGTATTTATTATGTGATCCATGCTGGCAAAATTGCTAGTGCTAAATCATTATGGAAATTCAAAAAATATAGAGGCATAAATCCCCATCACAAACATATCCATATTTCATTCAAACCAAATCAACCAGGCGATTTTTTTAACATCCCACTACTAGGAGGCAAGTAATGAAACTAACCAAGAAACACAAAGCAGCAATTAAGTCATATTTGAGAGCTGTTGCAGCTTCTGGAATAACTGTGGCACTTGCCATTGTGGGAGATATTAAACCTGAATACGCAATTCTGCTTGGTTCTTTAATTGCCCCACTAATCAAAGCCATTGATCCTACTTCTGCAAAAGAGGTTGATTATGGTATTGATGGCAAATGACAGCCAACGATTGGGTCGCTATCGCCGTTGGCGGTTGCGCAATCGCAAGCAGTTTATTGCTGGCTCTGCGCTGGGTTATTAAATCCTATTTAGCCGAACTTAAACCTAATGGCGGAGCGTCAATAAAGGATCAAATAAATCGACTTGAGAAGCGTGTCGATGATCTGTTTGTCTTAATCAGTAAGTCATAATTTTAATTATGGCGAACACACGCAAACCTTCTAAACGCAAAAAGATCAATAAGCGTATCGTTCGCCATTCTCCTGAGCCATTAAGTAAATTAGATCAACATTACACAGCTCTGCATGAATGCTATAAAGCAGCTCGTAAAGCAGGATTTACACCAGAACACGCCTTTTGGTTAATGACCGAGCATAAGACTTTCCCTGATTGGATCGTAGGCGATGGCGGGATCATTCCTTCCATAGATCCAACTGACGATGAGGATGACGATTAAGCGATATCTGGTAATTTCAGATTTACAGATCCCATACCACCATGAAGCAGCCGTTAAGAATGTCATCAAATTGGCACGCCGTGAGAAGTTTGACAGCGTTCTATGCGTTGGCGATGAAATTGACTTTCAAACCATTTCTCGATGGGCTGAGAAAACACCTTTGGCTTATCAGCAAACCCTTGACCAAGATCGCACAGCTACTCAAGAGATCCTTTGGTCATTAACCGAAAACGCTAAAGAAGCGCATATTGTTAGATCCAACCACACAGATCGCCTATACAACACACTCCTAAAAGTTCCGGGAATGCTTTCCTTGCCTGAGTTGCAATACGCCAAATTCATGGATTTCGACAGCTTAGGCATTACCTTTCATAAGACATTCTATGAATTTGAAAAGGGCTGGATCTTGGCTCATGGCGACGAGGGAAGCGCAAACCCTAACGCTGGAATGACCGCATTGAATTTAGCCCGTAAGACTGGCAAATCCTGCGTTATCGGCCACACCCATAGACTGGGAATGAGTGCCTATTCTGAGGGCATAGGAGGCCATTACAGGCCTTTATATGGCATTGAGGTAGGAAACCTTATGAATAAGGCAAAAGCCTCTTATACGCGAACTGTGGCCAATTGGCAGATGGGTATTGCTATCCTTGAATGGAATGGCAAAAACATGACCCCAACGCTTATCCCAATCAACAAAGATGGGTCATTTACAGCTCTTGGAAAGTCGTATGGAGTGTGAAACAGATTATCAGCCCCGCACGATTGATGATCATATCGATACAATTGAGGCTCTTGGCTTTATCTAATCGTTATAAAACACGCCGAAAGTAATTAACTACGCTTCCTTGATTTAGGTCATACTTTATGTATGCACAGATGGTCTGTGTATATGTAAGGGAGCAACATGACACTAAAAGAAGCTGGTCTAATGTGGGTCGCATCGATGGTTTTAATCATCTGGGCATACGCAACATACCAAAACGCAAAGCAGACTTATTACTGGCGTGGTCGCAAAGATGGCTGGGACATGCATCGCCGAATGATTGATTCCAAATCAAAGTCAGATGAAGTATTTGATTATGACAAAAACTGAAACTTTATTTGATGAGGTCATTACTACGATCCAACAGCGCGGAAGCGTCTATGGACATCCGTATTACAACCACAAACGAATTGCGGGCTTATGGTCTGCTTATCTCGACTTCCCAATCACACCACACCAAGCTGCATTATGTATGGCATTGGTCAAGGTTTCTCGGCTTAGTGAAACCCCAGATCATGAGGACAGTATCAAAGATTTCATCGCCTATGGATCTGTCTATAAAACTGTGCTTGATGCCGTCAAAGACGAAAACTGGGAGGACTAATAATGGCTTTTAATTTAGAGGATTATGAGGATGTGGCTACTTTGAACAAGTGGTTTATTAATAACTATCCATCGGGCAGATCAGATATATCGGTTATCAGCCATGATGCTGAGAAAGGTTATATTTTGGTGCAAGCAACTCTTTGGCGTGATAGCAAAGACGAGCAACCATGTGTTTCCAATATAGCCTTTGGCTCAAGAGAAACTTATATTCCTAACATGAAAAAATTCTATGTTGAGGATACTGCAACCAGTAGTTTAGGTAGAGCAATTATTCTACTTAAGGGATCTGACAAAACAGCTACAAAGGATGACATGAAAAAGGTTGAAAGAAATCCATCATTCAAAGAGAAGTTGGAAAGCAAACAAAACCTTTACGGAAAGTCCGGGCGATCTGCTGCAATAGAAACTGCGCTTCGTAGTTCATTTGAAGCTGACAAAGATGTTGCTCCAGTTGTTTGGTCAGTTGGCGATGTTGTTGCTGAGATCGGTGCATCAAAACCTAATGAACCTATCGCTTGCAAGCATGGTCATATTCTTAAAGAAGGTATCTCTAAAGGAGGTAAGCCATATTATGGTTATGTTTGCAAAGCAAAACAATGCGAACCTAAGTGGGCAAAACTTACAGCTAATGGAAAATGGTATTTTGAAGGAGGTGAATAAATGGGTGAATTACAAATCATTGATGGCTCTGGATTAACTACTACCTTTACGGATAACGGCGTAATCGTAGAGCCATCGGTTGAGCATTGTGAGCTGTGCAACGATGACAGATTACTTCATGAGGGCGATCTGCTTCGGTGCTATTCCTGCCACGCAATTAATCGGATTCCTTAGATGCCGAATTACGAGTACATGTGCGACAAGGAGGGAACGCTGATTGTATTGGATTTACCAATGGATCATAAAATCCCTCTTTGTCAAGTATGCGACATTGAATTAAGGCGTGTCTATACAGCTGTGCCAACGATCTTTAAGGGTACTGGTTGGGCTTCTAAAGATGGTTAAATTCAAATGTAATGGCTGCTCAGGTAATACTGAATTCATTTGGCTTGAGGGTTATTCCACAGCTGATGGCTTTAGGGTTTATCAATGCCTGCGTTGTAATTGCGTTGGAACAAAGAACCTAGCAGAAGCGACTGACACTCAAGAACCTGTCATTCGATGCACTAAATGCGGATCATGGCAGTTTGTAGATCAGGTCTGTCACACATGTGAATTGATTGCCATAAAATGAGCGAGGTTGGTTATGATCACAATTGGATTGATCAATATGGAATTGTGCCTTACTTCGACTTGCCGTCTGACCTGCGGTTTTGTTAATGGATTTGACTTGACATGCTACCCTTAAACGCAAATTCGCTTTCAGAGCGAAAGGGCGATCTGCGAAGCAGAAAGATCGCAAGGTTTGGTTTGGTGATATCTCTGTTCATTGTCTTGAACACAGCCTTTCTAAAGATTGATTCCGTTTATGCTGATACAACAAATCATTACAGACAATGGGCTTTCATACAGCTTAATAATTTAGATGAGTTTTACTGTTTAGACGAATTGTATTTTAGGGAATCTAGATGGAATCCAAAAGCCCGTAATGGTAGTCATTATGGTATTCCTCAAGGTAAGAGCAAATATCTATTAAAGGCTAATGGGTTTAAGCAGGTAGAATGGGGAATCAAATATAATCTTAATCGTTATGGATCTATGTGTAAAGCATTAGATCACTTAAAGAGTAAGGGCTTCCATTGAGTAGATCAGCTCTAAGAGATAGTGGATCGACCAGACAATGGCGAAACATAAGAGAAAGAATACTTAGGAGAGATGGGCATATCTGTCAATACTGTGGTCAGGAAGCAGATACAGTTGATCATGTGATACCTAGAAGGCTTGGTGGATTAGATAGTGATGATAATTTAGTTGCAAGTTGCAAACGATGTAATTTATCTAAGGGTGGGCGGTTTTTTGTGAGCAAGAGAACAC